ATCAAGTTTACTCAGGATGCTATTGTAGATGCAGGACTTCTAGAGGATGATAATAAGAGATATATCAAGAAATTGAGTATCATTCCAGATCCTGAATTACCTAAGGATAGTTCCCTAATAATCATCAAGGGAGAAATTATTTAAAAAAATTTTTAATAATTCTTTTGTATATCAGTTTTTTTTCTTTTCTTTGAAGTATCAAAAGAGAGAGAGATATGACACTTACAGAAAAATTAACAATTGAGACTCAAGAATTAAAAAAGGCTTACATTCAAGAAACAATCGTTTGGGCTAAAAAAGACTTCCAAACATTGAAAGAAGCCATTGCTGATCACAAATACACTACTGAAGGAACTAAAGAATGGTGGGCGATGGAGCGCAAGATGGAGAAACTTCCAATTTGTTTTTGGAGAAATGACATTGATACTTGGATTGAACTTGAAATTAAATTAGCAGAAAAGCACTACGCAAATTCAATCGTAAAACTTGCTCAGAGAATTGAGAAGAAAGATTTGAACCAAGACAAATTAGAACTAACCACTTCTTACATGGATCTCAATATCTCTACAACGATTACAGATGGAGAGAAGAAAGTTAGAGCATACACGATTATCGCTAGTGGAGAGATCCAGAAACCACATTACAGATACTTAATTAAATAATAATCAAAGGGAGGGGAGAGATCCCCTCCTTATAATAATAGAGAGATATGAATACAGAAAACATTTATCAGATCCTAGATGATCTAGAAGGATTCGCTCAACAGATAGGAAGCGAATGGATGAAGGAGAGACTTGCAATGCTAGAGGCTCATCTTGCTAAAGAGGAAATTAATCAATCAATTAAATAATCATGAAAAATTCTAAGGTTGTTAGTATAGTTCCACAAGGGGATTATCAGTTAAGAGATGGAAAGACTTTATATAAGTTTCTCCTGACATTTGAGAACGGAGATTCTGGAGAGTATTCTTCAGTTAAGCCTGATCAAACAAAGTTCGTAGTTGGCGCACCTGCTGATTATGAAATATCATCCACTCAGTATGGTAACAGGATCAAAGCAGTTTACTCAGGAGGAGGAGGCTATTCAAAAGGTACTGCAGTATCTGATGATAAGCAGAAGATGATTGTCAAGCAATCCTGTTTAAAAGCAGCAGTTGATCTGTTAAAGGACAAAGGAGCAAAGAGTACAGATGTGCTTAAGGTTGCTGATTCATTTGTTGCTTGGGTAATGGAAGAAGGAAAGAAAGAAGAAACCACTTACAATAATCACTTCTCTTCCAGAGAGGAGAAGATTGAAACTGCTCAAGCAATTGTGCAGCAATCAGATGATGATTTACCATTCTGATTTTTTTTGATGATGAGAAGAGGGCAGCAGAAATGTTGCTCTTTTTTTTTATCAGGATCAGAGATATTAAAAATTATTGTTAGATTAGGGAGATGATTCACCAACACTTAGTGCAGTCAGATAGCACAATAAAATATCTGGAAAGGGCAAGAGCAGGGAAGATTGCTGAAGCCTCTAAATTTGGAGTTCAGGAGATAGATCAATATCTAAGATTCAAGGAGGGAAACTTTGTGGTTGTTACAGGACATGCGAATGTAGGAAAGACTCATACAATGATATACCTGCAACTGCTCCATACCTTAGAGAATGGATCTAGATGGTTGGTATATTCCTCAGAGAATGAAGTGCAATCCATACAGAGAAAGATCATAGAGTTTCTAGCAGGAAAGCCAATCAATCAGATTGATGAGGGTGAGTTCTGGAGACATCATGCTTTTGTGCAGGGGCATTGGGCATTTATAGATAGTGAACTTATCCTGAATGCTTTTGAGTTGTTAGATATAGCTAAGGAGATTTATGATGCTTGGGAGTTTAATGGATTGATGATTGATCCTTATAATTCACTAACCATTAGGAAGGAGGATCTTAAGGGAGTATCAACACATGAATACCATTATGAGGTAACAAGCCATATCAGAAAGTTCTGCAAGGAATATAGAGTTACTACTATCCTGAATACACATCCTGCAACTGAAGCCCTGAGAAAAGTATTCAAGGGTAATCATGAGTATGCAGGACATACAATGCCTCCTATGGCTAGTGATGTTGAAGGAGGAGGAAAGTTTGTAAACAGATCAGATGAATTTTTTGTGATCCATAGATATACGCAGCATGAGAGAGATTGGATATTTACAGATATTCATGTTAGGAAGATTAAGGAATTAGAATCTGGAGGCAGACCAACTCCACTTGATTCTCCTGTAAGAATGGAATCAACCACAGGGAATTGTGGCTTTCGTATAAATGGATTAGATTTAATCACCAAAAAAATAGAAATAGATGGATCTCCATTTTGAGGGAAATAGATTGTACTACATGGAGAAGGAGGCAGAATTGTATGCTGCTCTTCAGGTTGTAAGCAAGGAATTGAATGGTCAGGAGAGTATGACTAAAGAAGAGGTCTGGGATGTGTTTAATATCCTGATGGACACCTCAGCAGTATATAGGCATATCACAGATTACTTCAATGTTCTGGATAAGAAGATCCTAGAAGCTAGGGTTGAGAATGGTAAATTGAAGCAGGAGATGTATGATCTAAGAAAACAGAATGCATCATTAGAGAAAACGATTGAAGGATTTATGGATGAGTTTTAAGAGGAAGATGGACAAAGGGCAGAAATTCTATATTAATAATATGGAGTTCGTATGTATGGAGGTTCATGCATATCTGCAAACTAGAGTAGATGGAGAGAAGAGTGATATAGATGTAGGATCTAGCTATTACATAGTAAGAAATGCATCTTCAGGATCATTACATAGAATACCATTTCAAAAAATAATAGATAAAGAAAACGAAATAAGATGGATGAATTAGGAATAGTATTGAAAGCATATTATCAGGAGATAGGAGTTATTCCAAATGGAAGCAGAACATTGGATCAGGTATTTGCTAGGAGTGCAATGATGGTTGCAATGAGAAAGTATATGAGCCTTCATCAAGTGGGCAGGGTTTTTGGTAAGAATCATGCAACAATTCATCATGCAGGGAAGAAGCATGAGGCTAATATGAATTGGAGTGCTAGTTATAGATTCTATCATGAGACTGCTGAAAGGATCCTGATTGATAAACCTAGCCTCAAGATATTAGCAGATAATACATTGATGGCTCAGTTCAGCAGACAGAGGTTGAGAATCATGGAATTGGAGGGGCAAGTTAATAACTTGAAAGACAAGATATTAGAATTAGAGGAAAAAGGTATTATATTAGAAGCAGATGGAAATAGAATTTAACCCGCTTTATGGCTTTATGTTAGGCGTTAATTATGCCTACTATCCAGAGGAGAACGGAGAGCCTCCCTTACACTATTTGCAGATAGCAGTAGGGATTGGGATCATTGGAATAACATGGATCGCATAGAGAACTTTTATAGGAAGAACTTTAAGAGATTAACAGGCTTTATTAAGCAGTACACAGATGGCTCTTATGATATAGCATCAGACATTGTTCAGATGGTATTTCTTAGGCTGCTAGAATTGGAACAGGAAGGGAGGACTAACTTTTATGAGGGAGACTCCCTTTCTTTCTTTTATGTATATAGATCCTGTATCAATACGGCTCTTAAATATCAGAGGACAAAGAAGAAGATCAATAAGGTTGATATTGATGATCTAGAGAATTATAGTTATGAAACCTATCCAGAGGAGAGGGAAGCTATGGAGAAACTGATTGATATGATGGAGCAGGAATTGGATGATATGCATTGGTATGATTCCAAGATGATCAGGATTCATATGGAGGGAAATTCTATGAACAAGATCCATAGAGAGACTAATATCGGATTAACATCAATTAAGAATACTATCAAAAATGGCAAAGCGAAAATCTACGACAAAATCCAAGAAGATTACCAAGACTACCAAAACGGAGACTACGACAAAATCTAAAGGGCTAGGAGATACTATTGAGAAGATCACAGAAGCTACAGGAATTAAGGCAGTAGTGAAAGCTATTGCAGGAGAGGATTGTGGTTGTGATGAGAGAAAGGATTGGCTCAATAAGAAATTCCCTTACAAGAAGGTTGAGTGCTTAGATCCTGAGGAGAAGGAATATCTATCTAGTGGAATCCTGAAGGAGAAGAGAATCAGCAGGAAAGATCAGGAGATGATAGCTAAGATTCATTCAAGGGTATTCAGCCACAAATATCATGTGCCTTGCAGTTGCAATCCTAGTATCTGGAAGCAATGGATCAGAGAACTTAATGATATGCTAGATGCAACTGAGGAGATATCTTAAAGGAGGAAGAAATCTATCAGATGCCCGAACCGCCATTTGTGTTGATGTAGGTAAATCAGGAGAGGCTTTATTCAAGGAGTTAACAGGTGCTATAAAATCTGAATTAGCAGATGATAAGCAGCACATTGATTTCTATTGGGGAGAGAAGAAGGTTGATGTAAAGGGATTGAAGAAGATGCATCATTCAGGGTTTATTCTTCT